TGGTGCGTCACCGCTCGACCGGCGGGTGTAGCGGCGCAGTGAATGGTCAGATATTTGATGGGGCCGAGGAGAGCCATTATCGAGGATTCTCGCGACGATCAACCTTGTGGGCTAGGACGGTTCGCAGATCGTTGAACTGCTTGTCGAGGTACTCGCGCAGGCTTTGGACCTCGGTCTTGTGATCTGACTGTTGGCGTTGCAGAAACTCTATTTCGGTTTCTGCCTTTGCAAGGCGTTCGCGCAACGAAACCCAAACAGAAATGCCACCGGCCAACAGAGTGACAAGCGCAATGATGGTGGCAGCCGTGTCACCAGTTATTGTCATGCCACTCCCCCAATGATAGATGGTCTGATTTTCACCACATTTCCATCACCATTCAATGGGATGAAAAATGGTTTTCATCAGGAGATGACAACGTCAATCGATCTGCTGGCTACGTGAGTTCCAGATTGTGACGCGCCATTTCCGAGTGCCGCCCCGCCAACGGTAGCGGAAACCTGGAATGTGTTTGTGGTGGCTGAGATTACGAAGTATCGGGTGCCAGTTACTAGGCCAGATGGCAGCGCGCCGCTCGTTGTGAACGTGACTCCCTGCCCGTTTGAAAATCCATGTGAGGCAGATGTCCATGTGCATGGGTTTGCCGCGCTAGCAGTGGCGGCAACTGGTCCGCGCGCCCAGCTTGGCAATACTCCAGGCGGGCTAGCAATCACAAATCGACGCCTCGGACGATAGTAAACGGTGTGCGTTCCAGACTGCGTTCCGGATGTGGCGATTGCTGCACCACCTGACGTTGCCGCTACGTTGAACGTGTTGGTAGTTGAACCAACAACAAAATAAACCACCTCTGGCAGCAATCCTGTAGGGAGCGCGCCGGTTGTTCTGAACATCACCATAGATCCGTTTGTCAGCCCGTGCGTTGCGAGAGTGACAACGCCTGGCGTAGCTATGCTGATAGTGGGAGTGCCCGTGTTTGTAGATGCGACCGTGCCGGGATCCGACAGCAGATATGAAACACCATCGAGTTTCAACTGGCTCGCCAATCCGGATGTGGTTGTCCACACCATGTCAAAATTGATCCCGTATCCGCCGATTGAGGTTGTGTAGTACGAAATTTCCGCGATCTGGACTGATTGTCGGCTGGATGGCGTGATCACGCCGGAGCCTGGGTTGTAGAAGTGTCCGTATGCATCAACCGCGAAACCGTAGGCTGCATAAGTAAAAAACGAATAGAGTCCTCCCTGCCCGACCGACATTGCATGAGTGCTGGCTGGAAACCCAGAACCTCCACCGATCAACAGTCCAAGGATTCCTGTCATCAGGTGACTCCGGATCCAGAGATTACCCAATCAGTGGTGCCGACCTTCAGAATGGTAGCAAGCCCCCAACCGGCTAAAGTTCTCGCTCCGGTGTTGGTGGTTCCTGCCTGTCTAAGGGTGTCGGTGGTGATCGCAATGTTCTGTGCGCTTGCGGAGTTATTGAAGATGCCGATGGTGGTTCCAATCGGAAACGCAACTGTCGCGTTGGCGGGAATGGTTACTCCGCCAGTGGTGATTGAGATGTGCTTACCTCGATCACTCAGAACTAGTTGGTATGCCGCAGATCGCGCGTTTTGAGGCAGCTCACGGTAGCCAATTGCGTAGGCATTCAAAGACTCGTCTACAACGGTTGATGCGCTTGCAAGACCGCTGATGGTTTTGTTGGTAAGCGTGTCAACGGTATTCCAGCCGATCAGCGTTGTTGTTGCGTTGGGCAACAAAAGCGTTCCGGTTCCGGCTGAAGCAGTCAGTGTATTACCGTTGATCTTGATCACGTTTGGACCAGCGGTATCGATGGTCTTGTTGGTCAACGTGTTGGTAGATGCGGCAGTGATCACAGAGGATCCTGCGAGCTGGAGACCTACCGAGAAGTTTGCGGTGCCAACACTAAAAGTGGTGGTTCCAGTTGGAAGCGCGATAGTTGTACCGACAAAAGTTACGGTGTCCCCTACCGCATCCCCGAACGTGACGTTTCCAGTGAAATTGATTCCGCCCGAAAAAGTCAGGTTGCCACCAATCGCGGTAGCGTTGGCAAACGTCCATGTGGCCGCGTTGACCGTGACGGTGTCAGCAGATGCATTACCGAGGGTGGTGTTTCCTGTGTTGGAAAACGATGTGCAAGTCACGCCTGTAAGCGCGTAGGTAGTTGCCAGTTCGCCCCAAGCAGTTCCGCTCCATTTCTGCCAGCGGTTGAGACCCGTATCCCATTTCACCGCACCAGTTGGCGGGGATGTAATGGTGCCGCTCGAAAACTGAATCGCGCAGTCTGTGTCGCGAGCAGTCGTTTCGGTCAGATAGTTTGCGTATGTCGATGTCAGAGTAGGTTTAGTCCAATCTGCCATATCAGTAGCCTCTTGCTTGCCAGGAAACAGTGCCAGAAATCCGAACACCAGAACTATTGAAAAGAAGTACTTTGAAAGTGGTCGGGTTTGGCACGCTCACAAAATCGTAAATCGCATATGCGGCTGCGGTGCCGCTGGCTGTTACTTGGATAGACGTTACCGATACAAACGACGCGCTGAACGTAACGGTAGTGCCGCCGACATCCGTACTGACTGCCGCTACTGAACCAAAGTCAGACTTTTGTTTGACATCGATGTTTACAGTGATCGACTTGAACTCGACTATGTCATCGCCACCAGCACCGGAAACATCGTAGCGGTAACGGATGTATCGGAACGCTGTCGCAAAGGCGCTTGCCGTACTTGCGTATTCAGTGTACGGCCCGATCAGTGTATGCGTGCCTGATTGAGTACCAGTGGTTGTGATTGCAGCCCCGCCGCTCGTCAGTGCAAGGTTGAAGGTGTTTGCCGCCGCCCCGACAACGTAATACGTTTTGTTCTGAACCAACCCTGTGGGAAGCGCACCAGTAGTTTTAAGCGTGATTGTCTGTCCGTTAGTAAGACCATGCGCGGTCTTGGTGAACACACCTGGGGCAGCGATGGTGACAGTGAATGTGCCTGCCGCGTTTGCAACACCAAGCGTGCTTGTGACGGTTGAGGATCCAAAACCCTGCACGTAGACGGCATTGACCGTGACCCTTGCTGAAGACAACGTAGTTCCGTAGTCAATGACCTCTTCGTAACTGCCTGCCGTTCCTGTAGGCTGAATAAAATATGTGGATCCAGCGGTCACCTGATCTTGTGGAGTTGTCCACGCGCGAGAAGTGAAGTGCGTTTGAACGGTTTCGGTGGTGTCCACCGCCATCCAGAGGCTTCCTGCCGCTAAAGTTGCATTGGTCAAAGCGCCAGAAAATGTTGATGTCTGGTTGAGGAACAGTTGATAGTCGGGAGGCTGCGCCACCGTAGCAGACACGCTCGATTGCGCTCCCACGTTTCCACCAATGTCTACGCCAGCGATCCAGTAGGTGTACGTTGCTGATGCCGTTTCAAATATGGTTGCGAACGTGCCACTGGAAATTCTTCCGACTACGGTTGCGCCTGCCCATGTAGATCCGCGCCGAATTTCAAAGTAGTCAATCGACAGTGTTGAAACAGGGGTGGTCCAACGCAGCAGGACGTTGTTATCGATGACCTGTGAACTCAGCGTGACTGCGGCGGGAGCGGAAATGGTTGTGGTGACCGCAGCCTCGGTCAAAGAGTAATTCCCTGACGTATCGATAGCCCTGATCAGGTATGTCTGAGAAGATCCAAAAATTGCTCCTATCTTGTAACTGGATGCTCTTACCCGCGTGACCAGCGTTGAACTGGCCCAGGAAGCTCCCTCTCTGATTTCGTACTGGTCGAGATCGAGGTCAGCAACTGATTGCCAGCTCAGAACGATTCCGACCCATGGATCGACCGTCGCAGAAAAGCCAGTAACGTCGGCTGGAGGAGCGGTTTTCCCAAGCGTGTTGATCGTTGATGAAACGTAGTTTGCTGATGCCGTACCAAACACGCCGATGGCAGTGACTCGGACTTCGTATTTACCAATCGTTGTGTTCAGAATCTCAAAGTCGAGCGATCCGGTTTCATCGACAGTGAAGTTGTTGTCATTCAGACGCCACTCAACACGATAGCGTGTGGCGTTCGCCGCAGCAGGCCAGGTACAGGTTACTTTCGCTCGCACATCTGCCTGGTATCGGTAAAGGCTTTCTGAAAGCGTGACACCAGAGACAACATCCGGAATGGGAGACAGCGAGGAATACGTGCGCGGTTCAAGGACGATGTCGTTTTCGATGGCATCATACTTGTCGGGACGGTGCGACACGGCGACGATTTCATGCTCGCCGTTTTCGTTTTCGACCATCGACAGTACGCGGAACGTCTGAGCCTCAAGCGCGGGAGAAGATGCCACCCAAACCGCTGGAGATAACGGAAGCGGCGAGAGTGCGGTCTGTAACGTGATCACATTGCCAGAGACTGAGCTAATCAGTTTCTGTTGAATGTTGCCGTCAGGGCCTATGACATAGAAATCACCACCACTGCTCACGCCGCCAACTGCGAGAGAGTCAACCGTGACAGTGGTCGATGTCGCCGAAATGATCCGGCCACCGAGACGATTTCCGGCTCGGAACTGATCGGCTACCTTGATCACATCACCAGGTCGGCAGAATGCAGACTCCAAACCCGTTTTGAACGAAACAACTTCAGTCTCGTACCGCTCGGTGTACAGTAGCCACTTTCCAACACGGTGAGCCTGACCGCGCGATGTGCAGCCGAATGCAACTATCTGGGTTTCAATGACACCGTAGCGCGCGATTCCAATGGTGTCCTCAACGTACTCGATTTTCTGTCGGTACATGTCATCAGGATCATTCCAAGTAACCAAGGCAACAGTGTGGCGAGCCTTTGCGCTAGTGCCCTGGTACTCAAAGTTTCCACCAATGACGTTTGCGTTGGTGAACAGGAATACGGGGTCTTTTGGAGCGTCTTGAACCGCAGTGACTACTCCGGTTCCCCAGTACACCATGCCCCGAAATGCGCTGGAGAAATCCTGCAACAGTTTGAATGCTTCCTGCCGAGTGTTGATCCACATGTTGCATGAGAATCGCGGCTCGGTTCCGCCAAATCCATCATCGACGATTTCATCGCAATACTGGCCGATCTGATACAGCGACCATTTGTCGATCTGAGATGCATCGATGTACTTGCCGCATCCGTAGCGATCAGTAGTGAGCAGATCGTAAAAGCACCATGCCGGATTGTTGCTCCACGCAATTTGGAAAGTTCCGTTCCATGGACCGGAGTAAGACAACGATCCGTTTGCGTTCACTGTCGCATTCGACGGTATTCGGATCTTCAGCAATTTAACGTCATATCCGCGGCGCGGTATGGCTCGAAATTGCGATGCGTTGATCTTCAGAGCAATCAGTGCTGAGTTTGGATATCTCAGCTTCGCATCAATCACCTGGGTGTAGGATTGAAAAAACGTCTTGTTGTTCAGTTGAGTCTGCGTCGAATCTGCCGTGATCCTTCGTACTCTGATGTCTCTCGAGGATCCTGTTGGCAGTGGGATCCGAAACTGCCGCTCGTATGCGCTTGCCGATTTTCCGTTGATGGTCTGATTGATCTTTGTGATCCATCCACCACCGTCGATCTGGATGTCGATTGCAAACTGAACAGATGTCCCTCCAAGGTTGCCCTCCGGAGACAGATACGTGAGCGCAGGAAACTGAACCGTCACAACCACACTGGAGATGTTTGGGTTGGTGATCGTTCGCACCACAGGGCCAGTGGAGACCTTCACCTCAACCGCGACTACGGTTTCATTGGCGACCTGGTCAAATCCCGCGATGGTGCTTTGCGTCTGCGTTCCGTTGACAGTCGAATACTGGACGCCCGTGAAATTCGCGGAGCCATCAGGGTTTTCGATTGGCACATCATCCAGATAAATGGACTTCAACCCATTTACCAATCCCTCAATCTCACCTTCACAGATCAGATCCAAGACCTGTGCATACGCAGTAGATTTGAGCGTGTCCGCTTGCTCTGTCAGGCCACCGCCGGATCCGCCCGATTTTCCGCCACCAGATCCTGATATGACTTCCATCAGCGGAACCCGCCCATGAAGAAATCAATCGGGTAAACCGGATCAGGGGTTCCATCAATGCTAACCGCAGCACTGATCACGGCGCTACCGACGATCATGCGCCCGTAGCCCAACGGAACCGCACTGCCCTGTACAGTGGTGTTGATCGGCCCATCGAAATACTGGTTTTCCTTTTTCTCACCAGAGTCCCCCGATTTTGGGGTGGGTGCAAGCATTTGAGCTACACCTGACAAGGTAAGGCCAACACCTATCCAGAACACGGTTGATGCAGAGAAAATCACAACCTCACCGGCCTTGATCACTGGGATCAATTCCGGCTGCATGATTGCGAGTGCAATCAGTGCTGCTCCAACGATGATTCGACCTACCTTTCCTCCACCGTGAATCACCGGGACAATGGAGAACTCACGGCTCATTGGGTACTTCAGTTCATCCTCGGTTATCTCAGCATCGTCTACCAGGCACTGATAGCCCAAAACCGTTTCCTGCATCAAATGCTCTCTGAAGCCCCTGCAATTGGCACTTATCGCCCGAATCGCTTCCGCAGGATCCCGAACATCCAGCTCATGGATGTATCCGAAACGCTTGCCAAGTTCACCATGAAGTCGGACGGTTCGCATGTCTCACAATCCGGACAGTGTGCTTTTGAATCCAGCCACCATAAACATCGCGGCTGGACAATCGGTTCTCGGCATGATGCAACACAAGACCTCCCCCGATCATCACACCAACGTGATTTGGAAAAGGCGAATCCCCGGTTTGGCAGAGGATCACATCACCAATCTCAATTTTCGCACCATCTGGGATGTCGCGAAACCCTGCTGCATGGACGTTATCACCCAGGATGTCGATCCCATCTTTCCAGAAGTTGGGCCACCGAGGAACAGAAATCAGTTCGATACCCCAGGTCCGCAAATACCAATCGCGAACCAGTGTCCAGCAGTCGAGCGCATTCCACGCATGAACCCTGCCTACCAGAGGCGCCTGGAATCCGCATGGAGCGATCTCAGACCATTCCGCTGTAGGCAGCCCCACTATGTGCCACCGCACGCCTGTGGCCTCGCAGGAAGCCCTGTCAGCATCAGATGCTGTCGGAGGTAGATTGATGTGTGAGTGGAAAACTCCGACCACCTCTCCTGCTCGCTCGGCTTCCGCATAGTCGGTAGGAGACAGGATGAACTGGTCCGCAGCCAACATCGAGATGTTTCGGCATTTCCAAAACCGTTCTCGGCCCCGGACAACAACGATGAGACCGCAGGCTTCGCGCGGAAACTGCTCCTGTGCCCAGGCTAGTGCTGCTGCTCTGGTGTCATCGTTCACAGTCGCAGCAGGCCCGCAGCCGGGAACCCACCAAATGGAAGTTCACCGAATCCGAACCGCGCGCGGCAGGAAGACAACCTTTTACCGCAAACATCCGATGCGATGATCGTTGTCGGTTGATCGTTGGTGTCAAACAACTGGGTGATATCGAGCGTTCCAGATCCTGTAACGGTAGCGGCTACCGTGACCGTAAAGGTGCTGGACGTTGGAGCTGTCACCACCATGTATTGACCATCTCCTGTTCCACCGGACAGATTTAGATAGACGGCATCTCCAACTGCCAGACCGTGATTGGTCACGGTAGCAGTAAGGGTGGTGCTGGTAATCGAATATGTTCCTGATCCAAGAGAGTTGCCTGTCCAGTTGCACTCGGGGCCTTTGTAGGTCCAGGGGCAGTAATTCTGGATAACTTGTCGACGCGGCAGACCGACACCTGTCAGATCGAGCGCGGCACTCAGTTCAAATTCAACCTCAATGCGGTTTTCATTGGCCTTCCGATCAACGTAGAAAACGTCCCGAGCGAACTCCGCAGTTGGGTCTGCCGTTGGATTTCTAGAAAACGATGATCCGAGAACTGGTTGATAGGTTGATGGTGGAGTGTTTGTTTCTACTTGTGGACCCCAAATATAGACGCCAGATCCTACCTGACCGGCGTAACTTTGAGTCAATCCAGAAACCAATTGAATTCTTGCGTAAGGAATGTCCGTTCCTAACCCCAAATCAACAGTAACGTAGCATCTCCACCAACCGTTTCCGGCATCAGTCATGCCAAATCCAAGCAACGTGCTTGTGATGGTTCCTGAGATTGTTCCATTTACAAGATCAAAACTAGCCCCAGTGCCAACTCCGGTTTTTGTTACAACCTGCAACCTAACATTCCGTTCAGCACGTTTTGCGTAACAACTAAACGTAACATCTGAACCTTCCGCTAGTGATCCTCCAAACAACTGTCTTATTGATCTTGTGACTGTGGCGGTGTCATTTTCAATAAGTTTGGCAACGTCGCTTGTGCCTAATGGCGAGTATTGCTCTGTTACGTTTTCAGTAACTGCAACAGATGAACTACCAAGCAACCAAACTGTATTAAGGCCGATGCTTTCTGTGTGGACAAGCAAATTTCGCTGAGTCTGGAAATTCACTTCATCCAAAAACTTCTGGAGAGTTCTGATGCGCGTGAACTTGCAACCGATAAGATCGTCATATGTCAGAACTAGCGCACTGATGGTGCCTAAAGCGTTTCCCACCGTGACTTTCGGGCGCGGAAGCTGGCCTTTACCGTTCCACTCAAAACCGGAAGCTTCGATTGGGAACGCTGAGTAAGTCTGGCCCGCCCAGACGATATCGTTGGTCAGTCCGTTTTTGCCAGAATGGAAACGGTAAATCTCTCCACCGATGTTGCTGGAGTCTAGCTCATACAACTCAATGATCGATGATGGCGAGAGCTTCTGAATTTCGCCCGCGACAACATCGTTACCAAAGTTGTCGAGGAGCGCAGCCAGAATAATCAGCATGACACATCAACTGTAGAACAGTTGACCGATGACATCGTTGGCTGCCAACACAGTGGTGTCAGCATCTGCCGCGGCCCCCGTAGTAGCCAACGCGATGCCAGCAGCATAGTGAACGCCAATTGTGGTTGACCAGGTCACTGAGCTATTTGGCGGAATGGCGATAGTGTCAGTGATCGCAGTGGTGCCAACGGTGGGAGCAGCAGCACTGTTGTAGAGCTTCACGTACTTGTATGCAGCAGTTGTGTTTGAGAACTGCCACCCATACACGCGACCAGCAGTTGCCTTTACTGAGGTTGCGTTTGTTGTTGCCGCAGAAACCAATCGGAACCGCGACATTGCGTTCGTAGCGATTGTGCGAACAGCGTTAGACACATCACCGATAAGCGCGGCAGATGCAAGCAAGGCAGTAGACGGTATAAATGGAGCAGGCTCAAACGGATTTGGACTTGGAGCCAAGATCCAGTTTGCGGTGCCGCTGGTGTATGCGGAACACCGAACTCTAAATTGGCTAAATCCTGAGATGTTTGCTCGCCAGGCGCGAGTTTGGTTTGTTAACGCGCCTGATGTAGTTTCACCTGTGTTACTGTCGCTCCGAACGGCAGTGATGAAAAACCAGTTTGTACTATCATTACTGACCTCAAAAGCGAAAGTGGCGACATAAGTTCCCACCACCATAAATGCGATGGAAGACGCATCCTCAAGGCCAGTTACGGTAAGCGACGCTGCGCTGGCGAGAGATGCGGATGTCTGAGCGATAGGGTTGCCTAACGCGACCGTTTGAACATCAACCGTAGTCGCATTTTTGGTGCGAGTGTAGGTGTCGAGGACAACACTCTGTAGGGTTGTCGGAAGCGTGATGTTGCTCATGGTTCAAAGACCTGTTCAAACTTGCAAATGACCGTGTTCAGATTGTATCTGTTTTTGACTCGGTTCCATGATCGGCAGACATATTTTCCAGATATGCCGTTCACATCAACCCAATCAAACGCCAGAACGCCACCTTGTGACTCAAGGAACGTGATGATCGCTGTCGTTTCGGCATCTGTCCTGAGCGTGAACCTGAGATCCCACATCTTGGGGAGATTGTTGATTCCCGATCCCAGGCGTTGCTCGTAACCGTCTCCGAACTTCGCGGTGCGGACAACAGGCGTTACCTCAACAGAGGCGTCCCAATCTGCTGTGTAAGTGAAGGTTGCCATCAGGCCGCCAACAGGCCGCCAGGCCGCTTCTGAGCCAGAAGTTCCTGGCGAACGACGTTCGCGATTGCTTTGCCAAGATCCTTCGCTCCGGCTCCATCAGACTGCATCTTGCTTCCACCGTTTTCGACACTGACATTGACGGTGACATTCTGAGTGCCACCGCCAGCAGATTCAACGCCCAACCGGCCGTTCGACAAGCGTCTCAGAGGCATGATTGCCTCCGGGCCTGCCTCACCCATCACGCCCAACCCGCCGGAGTGTCTGAACGCTGTTGGCGAGGACACAACCCCACCAGAAGCAAAGCGTTGCAGTGTGCCGCCGGAAGAAAATGCTGCGCCATCCGCCGCAGGGAACCAACTCTGGCCTTTCATCCACGCCATTAGTGGAGCCATGATCGCCTGCTGAATGGCGATGCGAGCAAGATCAGAAATGATGGATCGTGCCAGATCGCTGAACGAAAGCTTGCCGGTCATAACAAAATTGACTAGGGCATCTTCTGCTCCTTGGAATGCCCGCGTGAAGGCGTTTTTCATCGCGCCAGCAACGTCTTGTATCTGGTCGAAGTACTCCTGTAGACCGGCTTTTGCTCCGACCATCCAATTACCCTGTGCAGCGTCCAGTTCGCTCAGAGCTTGATCAAAGTCCTTCATGGCTTGGGCGCGATCTTGTGCCAAATCTGCCATAAGATTCTGGAGATCCGAATTTGCCATCCCAGCCCGAATCGCCTCGCGCCGCGCCGATTCGATTGCTTTATCGAGCGACTGTGCAAACTCTGCTCTCTCAACGTCTTTCTTGCCTCCACCCATGATCGCGATGCGTTGTTGTTGAACGTCTCTCACGCGATTGCTCGCGGATTCGCGAAAGCTTTCCCGCATCATTACCGACTTTCCGGCGGCAGCCAGGTCGTTGTATGACTGCGTCAGCCTGTCTGCCTCGCGCGCTCTATCAAGATATGCCTTCTTCTGGTCAGCAGTTGCGTTGCGGAACTCGCCTTCCGTAGTGTCGAATAGCGCCATTGCCTCACGGGATGAATCTACAGCTTCACCGTACTGGTTGAAGTACTGAATCTTGAACCGCAGCTTTGCAATGTCTTTGTCGAGAGAGGTGATCTCCTCACTCATTTTTTTGGCTTCGTTAAGCCTCTCAATCGCTGCCGTGTATTTGTCTGTGAGTTGAGCTGCCGCCATCAAGTCTGCTTTTTCTTTTGCAGATGCTTGTGCGTACTTTCCTTGAGTGGTCTCGTACTCCATCAAGGCCGCCTGGGACTTGCCTACTGCATCTCCCATCGAACTCCAGTTGTCGATCTGGTTCTTCAGTTGGGCATTGGATGCTCCCATGGACTGAAGTTGTGAGGAAATCGAACTCGATAGGTTTTTAGCTTCAGTTGCGGCTTTGTTGCTTTGCTTTTGCGCTTCCTGAGCGTCATACAGAGCAAATGCTTGTTGTCTTACCCTTTCTGTGTATTCCGTTGCCTTAACAATTAAATTTCCATCTGCATCAAACGAAACCAATTTTGCTTCGTTAAGCTTTTCAATTGAAAAGCGATATCTTTCAGACATTCCTACCAACGCAGTCTGTAACTGCATCCCGCGAATTGCGCCTTGAGCTTCGGCAAATTTTGGGCCGTCCTTTACGGCACCACCAGTGCTTTCGTCAAAAAGCAAACCTAATGCTTGCGCGCGTGTCCTTTGTGCTTCGGTTAATTTTCCCGTAGCCATCGCTACGCCAAGTTGAGATTTTTCAAGTTCGCGCTGAGTTCCAATCAGCCTTGTGAACAATTCGTTTGTATCGCCAATGTAAGATTTTAGAGCGGGGTACTTTTCAGTAAGCTTTTCTATTGCCGCCTTGTACCCCAGGATGTCCGGCGCTCCGCTTGCAACAGATTGCTGAAATTGTCTTTGTGCTTCAGCTAACCCTTTTTCTGCTTCAGAACCATCCGCGCCGACACTTAATCCAGACCGTTGGGCTGTTACAGGAGAAAACAACGATTCTGCTTGTGAGCGGGCCTGAGCGGCAGCAAGTTCGTTGGTTTTTAGTGCCGCCACCGCTAACAGTCGATTGTGTTCAACCAACGCTCTATCTTGAGAAATAATTTTCCCAGTAGTCATGTCGATCACATTCGACATGCTTTGCTGCGATTCCGACAGCGCAGATGCTGCCTTTTCTGATTTGCTTGCTCCGCTTGCAAAATATCCAAACGCCAATGCGGCAGCAGTAATTGCCCACCCTACTGGTCCAGCCGACAATCCAAGTAATTTTGTGGCCGAATTCAAAGCTAAGGTAGCGTTAACAGCAAGCGTCGTTTTCAAACCGTAAAGGTTGATTGAAAATTGCAGCGCCCAAATTGCCGTGTTGAGAAAAGTTGCTGCCGCCGCTACTGCTCGAAAAATCAACAACGCGGACAACGCCTGTGCAAGCATAACTACAGAGCGTTTCAAAAAATCTGCATTGTTTGTAAGCACCATAATTGCGCTAGAAGCAAAATCAAGCGCAGCCTTGATGGTGTCTACCGCTAGAACAGATGTCTTAAAGTCAAACCAAGCGTTTTTCAGTTTCCCCAAAGATTGCGCTGCGCTGTTTAACGTCGCCGGATCAATTCCGTCGCCAATTTTGCGAAGCGCAGTAAAAAACTGTTCCGCAGAAACCTTGCCTTCCTTCATTTGCTCCATCAAAGCTTTGGAGGACAGTCCAAGAGCAATCGCAACCTGCTCGCGAATACCTGCAAGGTTTTCCGCCAATTGACCGGAAAGTTCTTCGGTCATCAACTGGCCTTTTGATGAGACCTGGGCCAGCGCGTAGTAAACGCGGTTTGCTCCATCCGCAGACAATTTGTTTGCCAAGATGATTTTTGATGAGGCCTCGAGGTTCTTGTTTACCATCTCAGCGGTGTTGCCGCTCATCTTCAGCGCAGAGGTAAACCGAACAGCCGAACCAAGAGCCTCATCCTGAGCAATGCCAAGAGTCCTAAATGTCTTCCGCAACTGCTCAAGCTGAAGCGTAGACGCCGCGCCAAAACCTATTGAAAGTTGTTTTTGGTAGGCATCAATCTGAATAGTGACGCGAGCAAATTCAGCGATTACGTTAGCAAGTGAAAATCCGGCCAATCCGCCCATAAGCGCGTTCATGGACCGGCTAAGTCCATTCATCTGCTTGTTGACGGTATCGGCGTTTTTGCCGATGGTGTTCAGCTTGCTGCCGAACCGATCAAAAGACTCAGTGCCGGTGACGCTGCCAGAGAGAATGGCTCTTACGTTAAAAACATCAAGAGCCATTGGCCTTATCCTCGCTGATGGCAGACAGTGCGGATCTCTCCATGACGATGATGCAGTCCATCATCTCTTTTTGATCTTCCACCTCGTAGAGCTGGAACATCCACTTGGCTGCGACATAGTCCAACCCGATCAGTCCACCAAAACTGGTGCGCCATTGGGTTTGCAGTCGAAGCCACATCTCGACTGCGGGCCAGTTCTCATCCCAGACTTCAAAATCCTCTGAAGCCTGGGCTTTCTCCATCTCCCGAATCACATCCTCGGGAGCGTTGAGTCTGCGGAGGTCATCGATTGCCTCACGCAGCGAGTCGCTGCCTCTGGCCCAGTAACGGGCAGCGTCCTCTAGTTTTTTCTCTTCGCACCAGACAGGGATTCCATCCATGCCTTGATGACCGCAGCGGCGACCAGTTGCAAACCGAGCAGATCCGCTTTGGCCTTTTCAGAATACGGAATGTCTTCGCCATTTTCCGTAATGCCCTTCCAGCCGATCATCACCTCGCCTGCAACCTCCACATCTCGCAGTTGACCAGCAACTGCTTCAGACATGATTGACTCAATGCGAGTCTGATTCAGCCTGCGGAATTCGGCATCGAAGGTGTGCTTCTCAAACCGTCCTCCATCCGCAGGCAGTTCCACCACAACCGGCCAGGAGTAACTAGCCGTTTGTTTGATTGCAAATCCCATGTTTCCTCCTGAGAAACATCACCGAGCAGTGAAATAAAACTCGTCGTTCCCCAACGTAGTCGGAATCAGAACAAACGGCAGCGACATCATAACAATGCCGTCCATGTCCGAATAGGTCGGATTCTGGATGTCCACGGTGGTGTATGCACCGATATCGACAATGGATCCGGCAGTTGCTCCATGGACCAGCGACATTGATCCGTTGGTCGTTCCAAGTGCCGTAGCGAAAAAGTCTTTTGCATACGTGCCAGTGGAAATGGTCGGTGCTTCAAAAACAGTCGTTCCGGCAGCTTTCCTGTCGGTCAGGATGACGCTTTCTGAGTTGACCAGGTTACGGTGAACAACCTCGTTGTTGAGGTTTACAGAAAACTCAGACATCACCGCTGCAAGGCCAAAGAAACTGAAGCTAGGCGTGTTCCCATCATTCACCGCGGTCGGAGTCCGGAATCCCGTGTAGGTCGCAGACAGGTTAGTGGAATCGACCACCGCGCTGTAGACGCCGGTCATGGTAAATTTCGCTACCGGAAGCGACTTCGCATTTACGGTAAATTCTACGTTGCCGCGCGCCCCGAGGATTTTGTGAAGCGGAGAACTCGATTGCACCGAATCTTGCAATTGAGCGTACATCGTCACCGATTCAAACGCAGAACTGATGGGTCGATACGCAACGCCAGGGCCAATAGAATAGGCAGATGCCGCTGCGGGTGACGTTGCAAAGTTTGGGCTGACCGTTGCGATCTTCGTAGTGCCATCGTAGGCAACAATGGTCGAAGAGGATCCGGCGCCGGTGCCAGATGTAATAGACACCGGGAGTCCAACGTAAAGGTTGGTTACCGCGCTTGCGCCAGCAGCAAGCGTAATCGTGCTTACAGATCCCGCCTGGGCGGAACCAGTTACCGCTGCGGCAGTGACAGTCTCCGCAAGTCCGCAAGCGCGCAAGAGCGGTCCGTAAGCCGGAGCTATACCCGCCGTGCCCGAGGATTGAAGCTCAACCTCAAACGACAGACCGACCTTCTGAGCTGCAATGATCTGATCGTAGTTCCCGAAATATGGCCGAACCAGATCGCGCGAGACAATTTCAGCGTCGAGCGGTGTGATGTCCATGTTGCGAATCAACATGGCGTTCGCAGCCACAGGGCTGGAATCTACACCGTAGGTCGTTTCGATTTTTGCCAACAGGATTCGGCGGCGGGACAGAAGTGCCATTTGAGTTACTCCTCAACGGTAGGTTCGATTACGGTCGGATCAGGATTGGGGAGAACAACGTCTTCCGCAGCCTGGGTGCGCTCAACAAGCTCGCGCTCACCCGTTACGGGGTTGAGGATGTAGCTGCCGCCCATGTCCCAAAATTTGTCAACGCTCATGGTTCACTCCTGCGTCAAATCTTGAAGAGCGGTGCGGTAAAGCACCATGAAGTCATAAGTGATCATTCCGGTTGGAACATCACTCTCAACAAACTCCCATGCCGTCGATGTAGGCTGAACGTCATAGGCTAAACCGCCGAGCGTCAGATCCGCAGTCATCTTGGTATGGATCGCTTGCAGAATCGAATCTGCCGCCTGGTCAGGTATCGATGCCCGGACTATAACCGAGACGCGAACCGTGAGCATCCAATCAAGTTTGGGAATGACTGGCTGACTTGCCGAATCTTGCACAGGCTCAACAATGACGGCAGGGGTTTCCCCGCGAGCCATAGGAGTAACTCTGCTGCGGTAAACAGGCGCGCCGATAGAGGGAGCAGACGCAAGTCTGGTCGCAATGTCGGCTAGGATCAATTCGCGCCTGGTTGTCATGGCATCTCAAAAGAATTGGAAAAATGAGGACTGTGACGCGGAGAAAAGCCCCGCAGAAGCAAGCAGTCCATCAGCACCTTCGATGATATTTGCCGACCCCTTGAGGGTCAACGTCGAGGAAAAGAGGATATTGTCGCCAGCCTCGGAAATTGCGACAGCGCCGCGATTTGGCAAAACCGAGATTGAACCTAGTGTGTCGGACGATTCCGTTATGCTCAGAAGGCCAGTAATCGGAATCGCGCCAAGATTAGATACTGCCGAGAGAGTGTCAGACGCCTCGGTTACACTAAAAACCCCGGTGATCGGGGCCGCCCCAAGACTTGATGCCGCTGAGAGACTGTCTGAAGCCTCCGTTACACTGAAAACTCCAGTGATCGGAGCCGCGCCGAGCGTTGAGACACTAGACAATGTGTCTGACGCCTCACTGATGGAACCCTGGCCGATTATTGCAAGCGAGGCGGATCCGGATGCCGTGTCGGCTGACTCGGTTGCAGCCAGGAACGCCGACAGCGTGATGCTCGATGCCGAAACAACCGTGTCAGACGCCTCTGTGGCGCTCAGCGACGCACTGATGTTCTGGCTGGAACTTCCTAGCGCACTCAGCGTGTCATCAGCCTCTGTGGCCGCCAGAGACGCTTGAATTGTGGTCGCAGAGGAACTGGTTACAGTGTCTGCCGACTCGGTCTGTGCAAGTGCAGCCGAAATGGCGACAGATGATGCAGATGCTACAGAGTCAAACGCTTCAGTCAGGCTAGCAGAGGCTTTGATCGCCAGGTTTAATGTCGATCCGACAGAGTCAGATGCTTCAGAAATGGCGGCAGAGGCATTAAGTGCTAGAGCAGATGATGCAGATACGGTGTCAGCAGACTCTGTGATCGTTGCCGCAGCAGAAATGAAAATCGCTGAAACGGATGCAACTGAATCTGAAGCTTCCGTTGCAGAAAGCGATCCGGAGATGCCGGATCCAGATGCTGCCGATTGTAGGAGCAGCAGCAGGGACATGGATTAGCGCCTGCGCGGATTGAAAGAATTTAAAGGGTCGTGCTGCGGGATCGGTCGGCGGTTCGCAGAAACAACGGCGTTCACAGTTGCCTGACGATTGTTTGTGATGATTGTTCCGCCGTTCCGCAGAGATATACCCATCGGGTTTACAAGATCAAGATCCCAGATTACGTGCGTGATGCCGTTGTTGGACTGAGTTCCGCTACCCAAAAACGTCGGAAACTGTCCCGCCCAAATTGGCAAGACCACTTGCTCAAACGCTCTTCGCTCAGAATCGACGCCGATTGATCCGTTTGTGTTGTCCAGAAATGCGTTTGCGGCGGTCCCCACAAAATAATCGAAACGACCGATGTCACCTTGAAACGCGACCGTTCCAGATGCTCCGACGTTTCCGACCGTTGGTATCGTGCTGCTTGTTGCGTTACCGCTTCCCGCCGCGGTCTGGTTTACAGTGACCGGGGTTGGAATGTTAGTACCAATTGAGCGCCAAACCTTCCAGTTTGTGACAGGCCCAGTGTTGAAGTTGTTCATTAAGAAGGCAATGAAATGCCACTCGCCCACTACTAGATTGAGACCACTCGTTGTGTGCTGAGTGTCCGTCGTGCGATCAAAAAAAAGATCAACTTCGCTTGTTGTGCTTGCTATCACTGCCCTGTGACTTGTGCCAACGCTCCACAAACCACGCCCCGCCGTTAAGGTGGTCGGGAGCCACCAACCCGCGATCAGCCCCGATCGTTGAGTCGCGCCCCACGGGCTGACGGATTCGGTCCACGTCAGGTCATCGCCAGTCGTTCCGCCGAACGTGTACGACATCAGTTGCGCTCGACATATACGACCAGTTGCAGCACCTCGCCCGAGGCGTTGGTGAAACCATTTCGCGTTATCAGCGTTGCATAAAGCGAGGTTCCGCCGGAGCAATAATATGGAACTGCAAGGTTGTAGGCTTGCGCTATGCGGCTTAAACCTAAGTCGTATGATCCCGCGAGCGGAATAACCGCAACAGACTCTAAAATATCCGCGTCAGCACTAAGACTGAACGGGTTGTTGTCTCCTGCAAGCGTTACCGTTGCATTGTCAAAAAATACAACGTCAAAAGACCCCATTGCGTCGTTGTAACCCTGCAAGCTGACACCCACTATGGTGCCGTTTCCGCCGCTGATACGGGATGCGTTTGCCAGCGTGCAGAGCGTTCCGACTTGATCACCGGCAATGTATGCCGTAGTGCTGGTGCCCGAAACTGCAACGGAAATGCGCTGCAAATCCCGACGCGAAAGCGTATTCATGTTCCCGGTGGAGTCCACCGAGATTGCCGAGTAGTCGCCGTCAACGGTCGAGCCTGAGTTGTGGTTGCGAACGCCGAGAATCAGAACGCCCGTGTCGCCGTCAACGTGCGCGGTGTCCTCGGCCTTACCTAAATGCGTTGGACCAGTACCCGGAACTATTCTAGTAACGTCAACATCCAGCCCATTGGTGATGTCGCCGCGATTCCGATCCCAGGTAGTCCCATTGAACACGTAGTTGCGCGAGGAAGTGTGGAGTGAATTGACTCCGTTGTTTTCTGCGTCAGATTGCGCGCTATCAATCGCAATGTTTTGCGACCCATCACCGATGGTGACAGAACCTACCACTCGCGTGACATCGACCTTGAGACCGTTGGCGGCAGTGACCGTTGCCACATCTGATGCGGTAGAAGGATCACCAATCACCATGACCTGGCGATGCTCATCAACGCCAGCTCCAACCGTCCTGGTGTCGATTTTTGTGCCTGAGCCAGCGGTGATGCTTACATCTGAATCGGCCATGTTTTACGCATTCCCGGCAGTAAGCGTGAACGTCGTGACGGTGAATGACTGACCAACAGCAAAAACTGTGTTGTCCACCGTCATGTCACCACCACCACCAGTGGCAGTTACCGTGCCTTGGATGTGGCATGTGGTGCCGCCGGAATCGTAAATCCGGAAGTGCCCAGCCGTGCCAGCAGCATCAGCACTGGCATCTTGCCAGGTGCCAAGCAGTGTTTTGGTGCCGCCGCTTGCGGCGTTCATCCAATCGGATGGAAGGTTCACAGTTGCCAGAACAGTGCCAGAGTCTGCCGTCGCACAAGTAGCCGGAACGGTGCCAGAACGAATTCGCAGAATTGCAGACGTACCCGTAGCAGTTTCGACTGCATCAAGCTTCGCGTTGCGAACAGAAACAGAGTATTGCAGTGCCATTTTTCACCTCAAGTTTGAGTGACTGCCGCCACCAGATACCATTTTATCCCGAATCCATCAAAGATGAACCCGAGGTGTGTTCGTTTTCCAGCCGTAGTAGATGTGGGGAGAGGAATTCCTCCTGCGGCATAAGCAGTTCCCCAGGACAAAGATCGAGCGGATCCGTTGTCGAGTATGCGAATGATCAATCGCTGCCCGTTAACCGGGGTTCCGGTTGGATTTGCAAAGGAAACTGCGGATGCCAATGCATCAATGCTGATGAAATCGAACTGATCAATATCGGGCGCGACGGTAGTGGCGGTAGTGATGGAACTGATTCGCAGGCCGCCCGCTGGCCCTTGAGGTCCAGTGGTGACCACTTGAACGGTAGATGGCTGCGCCGACGATTGAACGACAACCTGGTTTTCAGTGGTCGTTACGGAAACCGTTGCGACGGTTTGCGAAACCGTCACTGAACTCATGTGGTATATCCGAGCGCCAGCGTTGCCGCGCCGCGCAGCCAGTAATCCCGAGTTCCGTCTGGATTGGTAACCAGCAGATCCCACACGCCTGACGCGCCCAGCAGAGCGGTAACCGTATATGCCAGACTGAGTTTGAACTGCCCGTTGGGACGATCAACCCATGTGACAGTGAAGTCGGAAAGTTTTCTGCCCTTGCCTTCTGTCCACAGCTCCGCGTCTACCGTGTAGGAGTTCATGTTCAGATTCACACCAGCGGAATCTTTGAACTGAAACTGCATGGAGAACGTCGCGTTTTGCGGAAGCTCAATATCGAGGCTGGCAGGAGTGATCATGTCTTGCTTACCAGTAGTTCGCAAAACAGACCATCGTCAATCATGCGGGCGTCGCGCACTGCATACGCAAGTCCACTGATCGTGAGCGCATCACCGTAGACAGGCATTCCCGCGCTCGGTGTTTTGATCGTGAGAATGTAGTTGTTCGTCAAAACCATTCCCTCCGCGACAACATTCGTTGGCGCATCAAAAATGCCTTTGACGGTCAACCCACCGACAACAGCAGTGACACCAAAATCAGACAGGAACTGGTCGAGATCATTCAGCCCCAGCATCTGCTGACTTCCGCTTTTTTGCAGGAGGTGGAACGGTTTCGATCATATGTGCGACCGCCGCGGCCTGCACATCATCCAGATCGATAACATCACCAGGCATGTGAATGACATCGCCAATTTTCGGATAGAAGTGTTCGCGGACGCGAAACTGCGCCATAAGGCCCCCTCAAAAGAAAAGGCGGCGCGGATGTTACTCCGCGCCGCTGATCATCAGGTCGCGAGGATGTCGGTGATCGCTGCAAACGATTCGGGATGCCGAACTGCGATATCGCAGGTCTGCATGGCGCGAATGTCCACCGAGCCAGCGGTGTAGCCAGAACCGTAGGGGTTTGGCAGGATTTCAAGACCGCCCCACATCCCAATGACCAACTGGCTGAAGTCGCCATAGAGCAACGCGGAGCAAACGGCGCCAGAAGTTCCCTTGACCAGGTTCGACGGCACCTGGTTACTGCGCGCACAGGGGAAACCGTTAAGGTTTCCAGCAGTGCCAAGCGTGCCATTGAAGCGGTCAGTGGTCCAAATGTAGTCGGCCTGAGCCGACTTCAGTTGTTTGAGGGCCGCGATGACTTTGGCGTTGGTCAGGTAATACATGTTGCCGCTCAAGGCGTTGGCAACATCCACTGCGCGCTCCAGCAGGAAAATTTGATCCAAGCCGGTGGTGCCGCTGGTCGCTGCGTTCACCAGTGCAGCACCGTTGGCACCCATTGCTACGGAGCCAATGCCGCTGGTGTTCAGAATGCCACGCGGCTGGCCGGAAGCGCCGCTGCCGCTGATAGCAGCAGAATCGATTCCGAGAGCCATCACGCGCGCGAGGTCGTTACGCACGATGGTTTCGATGTCCGGCGTAGCCTGCTGGAGCATCAGGCGCGAGTACTGCGAGCGCGCGCCGAGTTGCTTCGGACTCAGGGTAACCTGGTCGAAGGTGGCTTCAGCCTGCGTGATTGCCGTTGCCTCAGTAACCCAGTAGGTCGTAGTCGCGGTGATCTGGCGCGGAATCGCGACGTTGCCGACCAAGCCCGACAGCATCGTCGGACCCATCTGCATGATCATCGCCCGGTTGCGGAGAACCTCAATGAACGATGCCGCAAGCAGATCGGTGGCAACGGTAGCGCCGCCAGTGCCCGTGGCGCCAACCGCGTAACTTGCGCGCGTGTCCATACGCAGGTTCAGAGGCATGAAAAAGCCGTTCGTATCGCGACCGCTTTTCTGCGCCAGCGACCGCGAAACTTCCTGTTCCAGGCCAGCCTTGCTCCAATCGCCAGAACATGCGGCGTTGATTGCGCGCACGATGGAGTAGCGTTGTGCTTCGGAATCCGACATGTCAACAGTGCCGCTCTGAACGCCACCGCTCACCGGAACCTGTTTGGCCCCAGCAATTTCCAGAAAAGCTGCGCGGGCTTCCTCAAGCGAGCGATTGCCATCGATCAGGGAGGTCGCGAGATCGTCGCGTTGAAACTTGTCACCGAGAGCGCGGATCGAGGTGATGCGCGTGCGCTCGGCAGCGACTGCTTCGGCGCGCACCGCCGAAACGTCAACGGCAGGGGCCGGAACAGGTGCGTCGGACATGGTTTTTTCCTCAGAAATGGAAGGAGAAAGAGAACGTACAACAACTTCGCGAGGATCCTGCGAGTCATCTCTGCCGATCCCAATGGTGGGGTCTGCCGGGATGCTGACACAGGACACTTCCATGGGAACCCACCTCGTTGCGGTGTAGGTTGGGACTCCCGAACGCTTTTCCTCGACCATGTCGAGAATGCGGTATCCAAAACTGACGTTGCGGATGATTCCCGCGCGAACGTCACTCAGAATTTCTTGCGCTTTCTGCGATGTGCCAAATCGCACCGTCGCATAGCCGCGCTTGTCGCCGCCAATGCGCGCGTTTTCCACAACCCCGATGATTTGATTGGGATCGTGATTCCACAACAGTGGAGCCGCGTCATTCAGCCTGCTGAGATCGGCGGCGCCTGCATCGTGAGACAGAACTTCATTTCCAAACCACCGCTCAACCGCAGTTTCGCTCGAAAACGAAAACTCCATCCGCGTATCGTCATCCACAGAAAGTTCTGCGGAAACCGCACGCTTCATCACTGGCAATGTCAATCTGGTCTGATCCATGTGGCGAATATCTCTTTTTTTCACTCAGGAGGCAACATCGCTTTCTGTTTCAGTCGAACCATTTTCCGCTTCCATTGCGTCATCTGGCGCGTCAGGAGAATCCTCAATTGGTGCGGGTTGCGCTTTTCCTGCGTTGTCCACAACCTCTGGATCGGTATCAAAAATCAATTCCAGCTCGTCGCACAACTCAACCTCGCGAGCGCGGGTTTCAAGCAATTCCTCAAGGTCACCACCGTTCTGCATAACGACATCACGCAGAGTCATAAAGCCTGCTCGTACAGCAGTCTTGTAGGCATTGATTTCCTTGTTTGGATCGACCCAAGCCCATCCGCGCGGAATCCACCGGACATCCTCGTAGCGATGCCGATCCAGTTCATAACCAGGAAGTGACAGCGTGTTCGACATGACTGCCATTTCGAGCCAGGCCTCAAACACTCGCTGATGAAATGACTCAATCATCCACGATTGAAGCGTGCGCCATGTGTCACGATCATCCAGCAGAGCAAGCCTGCTGCTGGAGTAGTTGGATTGCGAGTAATCCTTCGACAGCGTCTCGTAAGACACGCCGACGCCCGCGCTCACGCCTCGCAGCATGTAGCGCATGAAGGGATCGAGCAGTCCTGACGGTCGGGTCGGCGCAAACGGTACGAAACGCTCCCCTGGCGCAAGTGTCCGAATCTGTCCCGGCTCAAAACTGCTGACCCGCTCACCGTTGACGATTTCCTCGCCCTCAAACTGCGGATCCGGAGTCTCAAGAAAGCCCATCTGACACGCGGATGCGCGAGCCGCGATGACCTCGGCTTCCTCAAATCCCGTCATGTGACGCAGTCGGATCAACGCGCTTGCGAACCATGGCACCCCGCGCGTCTGGTCTGGTCTGTCCGTTCTGAACAGATGGATGACCTCTGCGGCTGGAACACGAATCCGCGCCTGAGTAGCGGCTCTCCCACTAGTTGCTAAATCGCCTGGGTGCAGTTTCCAGAAGTGGTACGCGACAGGACGCTGCCATTCATCGACTTCAACGCCCATGCGGATAGTGTTGCCGGTGATGATGTCGCTGCCATTGAAGTTCTCATCAAGGTAGTCAGCCTCAATGACCTCAAGTGAAAGCGGAATCGGTGATCGACCAAACGGTCTGCGGATCATCCGAACGAAAACTTCACCCGATTCGGCAGCAGAACGCACCAGAAGGCGTTCAATCTCCGAGAAGCACAGCTTGCCAGCAGTGTGGCAGCTATCTGCTCGACCCCAACGATTCCAGGCAGTCTCAATCGACTGATTGAGTGCGCTGTCGAGCTTTCCAGCCCCGCGCCCTCGGACCCGCGATACCTGAGACTGAACGCGAACACCCTGTCCGATCACGTTATTCTGGATCGCTCGCAGCGCGTTCGACACGTAATCGTTGTTGCGTGCGAGATCCCTGACGCGGTTTCGCAGCGTCTGAATCGCCATGCGCGACTCTGAATCCTGCGAGGTACTGCTTGCGATCCAATCGGACATGGTCCGACCCCAAGCCGCGCCAGCATAGGCTCGCTTAGGGTTCGCCGCAGGGGTTTTCTTGGAAAAAGGCCAATACCATGCCATCAGCGGAATCTCACGTACATTTGTCGAGGATCCCCAAGACCGTTCGCGATGTTCTGCGCGGCCTTTTCCATGTAAACCTGACGCTTCAATGAGGACTCAAGCGTCAACAGCGCGGCCATGTCTTCTTTACGCAGCCTGCGCGTGCCAATGGTGTATTCGATTGCCGTTCCACCGGAAATGCGCGCTGAAATTTCCGCCTGCACCGCAGCCAGATCGATTTCAGTCTGAGTTCTGCCGTCAAATCCGGCGACCGCTGTCGCAAGGTTTTTGACGATGCGGAGACTTCCGCTGCCAATCGTAATGACTTGGGTGGCCTTGGTAACGGTTGCCTGCCAGAAGTAGTTCGCGCTTTGCGAGTCATTCATGGCTGCGGTCTGAGCCGCACTGAGCGTCGTTTCCCAGCCACTGCTGTAGGCAGTTGAGACAACGCTCAGGGTGGTCGGGCCGCCGAAATAATAGGTCAACGTCCAATCAGCAGACGATATGGCATTCCCCAGATTGTCCTGGGTTGAGATGTCACGCCATGTGACTGAGTTGCCTTGAACGATTTCGGCAGGGATTTCCAAATTTTCACCAGTTGGTGACAAACGATGATCTCGACTGAACGATACCGGCACGCTTGCTGTTTTGCAACGCCGCACCGGAGGAGGTCAAACGCTTTGGTGTCATTTTATTCTGCATCTGATCCCAAATGGTTTTCCGGTTATAGCGAAAATAGAGCGACTGCATTGCCGCCAAGGCATAGACAAAACAGTCCAGCGCCTCGTTGCGCGACCCAGATTTCTTCACCCACTCGCGAGTCGCATAGCCCCTCACATATCGCGTCCTGAGCTTTTCGGAGGTCAACTGATCGAAGTACTCAGTGTTGAGGGCGGCATGGAAGTGAACAAAACCGGCCCCAGGCTCAGTGAGCTTCAATCGAGAATATATCGTCGCCTTCGCAGTGTCAGTTCCGACAGGCCACACCTCGGCCCCGTTCTTCAGCGTCTGCTGCCGCCAGTTCAAATCCACCTTTGTTGGTCTTCCGAGGATCGGTTTGTTTTTCAGAGAGACACCCTTGATAGCCATCACGTTCAAATTCTTATGCTCGCGCGCGAACGCATACACCTCATGCGTGAAGTGACCACCAGAATCGATACAGGTGGCCGCGATCTGAACGTCTTCGTAGTCCTCATGCTCAATTGGCGATGACAACAGGTTCGCCAACTGATTCCATACCTCCGGTCTGGCAGGATCTCCGAAAATCTCATCGTGCCGCAGAACCCATGCCTCCTCTGCTGCACCAAACCCCACCACCGTGACCGCGAGACGGTTGTCCTGAGTGTCTACGCCAGCCACCACCGTCAAAACTCCAGAGGGTGCCATTCCTGGTCGATACAGCTCGACGCGATCCTGCAATTCTCCAGCACCAATCTTCGACGCGATCTCATCCTCCCATGTCTCAGCGAGAATCGTGTTCACAAACGTCTTGAGTAGCGGTGGGTCGCCCTTCGCGCGCAAAAACTCCTCCACGATTTCAGCCCAGGACTTCCAGCCGAGCGGCGAATACAAGCTCGACAGGTGATACCCGCGAGTCTTGCCATCGCTAGGTGCGGTTGCCCGCCATTCTCCACGCATGAGCATGTCGGTCTTATGCGACTCGTCTATGCTGCATCCGTTTGCTTCGCAGCCGTAGATCACCGTCTTCGGGTCGCCGTCCTGCCACTTCAAATTCTTCCACACCAACTGTTGAAGCTCTCCGCAATGCGGGCACGGCACAAAATATCGCCTCTGGTCGCTCGCCATGTACTCGGCTTCGATGCGGCTCGCGTCCCTAATCGTCGGCGTAGAACACATGAATATCTTGCGGCGCGCAAACGTAGTGGTTCGACGTTCAGCGAGGTTGCATGGGTCGCCTTCTCCATCCAGATCCGCTGGATAAGCATCTACCTCGTCGAGAAACAGATACCTCACTGGCATTGAGCGCAGTCCAACAGCGGAGTTGGCCCCCGTGATCATCAGAAACCCGCCAGCGAACTCCTTCGCCATCATGGTGTTTCCAGAGTCCCTCGATCTTGAGTCCGCGACCTTTCCGCGAAGCCGTGGAGTCTCCTCGATCATGGGCGCAAGCCGCTGTTTCGATAACCGCTTTGCCATATCCACAGTCGGCTGCACCATCATCAATGGACCTGGGGCCATGTCGATGATGAAACCGCACCAGTTGTTTCCCGTCTCCGTTTTTCCAACCTGTGCGCCAGCCATGAAAATCACGCGCTGAGTCGGATCGCTTGGAGACAATGAATCGAGAATCTCCCGCAGATATGGGGTGCGATCTGTGCGCCATCGACCAGGTTCCGCCGATGCCTTTTGACTCAGGAATCGAAACTCGTCAGCCCAGGCTGAAACCGTCAGGTCTGGATCCGGCGTTAACCCTGCGAAGAACGCAGATCGATACACCTCACTCATGCGCCTTGACCTCATCCAAAGCAGAACGAATTTCATCAGTCAGTTTTTTGTGGATGACAAACGGATCACTGATGCCAGCAACTTCTGCCGCGATGCGATCCGCAATGCCAAACATTCCGTCTCGGACAATGCGCGCCAGCCGAAACGCCTCCTTTTTGACTTGCTCCACAGAGACTAGTTCTCCCGTTTTCTCTTCGTACTCAATTTGAGCGAGCTTCGCGCGATACGCCGCCTCCAAGGTTTTTGACTCCAGCAACGTTGGAACGGCATTGGGATCAACTCCAACCTGGATGGCGCGCTCCACCATCTCATCCGAGGATCGAACAGCGCGTTGTTTGAGTTGACCGTGATGACCGATGCTCGGATCTGTGTTCGCAGCCCATAGGCGATCCGCCACTGCGATGATGATTCGACCCTGCTCATCCACGGCCCCCTTGAGCTTGCCCTCGCGAATCGCCTTGTGGACTGCCTGCCGACTGACTCCTCTCATGGCCGCATAGGCTGTTTTGGTGACGTTCTTTGTTGCTATGTGACGTTTT